ACACCACACCGCCAGGAGCGCCAAAGAAGGCCGTGGCCCCGCCGATCGCAGCGCTCTTCAAGATGTCGGATATGTTGCCGCCGCCAATGGCGGTGACCGCCCCGGAAGCAACAGCCATGGAGGCTGCCGTACCCAACGCACCGCTCAAGCCAAAAGCTGCTGGGCCGATGAGCATTGCCAAGCCCACAGTGGCCGCAATTCTGCCAATAGGGCTTGCAACCACCTGTTTGGCAACATCGATCACGGCCCGGGCTGGGGCGGTAATTGTGTCACGGATACTGGACCAAAGGTCATATTCTGGCAAGCCCGTGTCAGGGTTGATGATGCCCGCACCGCCTTTGGAGCGCAGCATCTTTGCCTCTTTTGGAGTGATGTGGGCCAACATGGTGTCATTGCCCCGGCCCTTGGACATTGCCATCCGGGCAGCTTCTGCAATACCGCCCCGGGCCATCCCCGGGGGAGGGGCCATTGCCTGCTCAGGGGCCTGACTTTGCCCACGGCGGCGTACATCCACGATTGCCAAAAGCACAACAGACAGGAACTCTGGGTCGTATTCTTCAGGGAAGTCCCCCTGCTCAAACTTGCCGTTTGCAACAAGGTCAGCAACTTTCTCTTGGTACTCTTCCGGGTGATCGTAGAGGTACTGAAAAACCCGCATCAGTGCATCGAGCTGATCCGGGGGCAGCGCTTCTAATTGAGGGGCTATTTGCGCAAGCGCCTGCTTGTTTGCCAAGGCGGCCTCGGGACTGGCGTTTTCCAGGCCCTGAGTGACTACGTCATAGGAATCATCAAGCGTCATCTGGGGCATTTCGGCCTGAGGACTGGTCATCTGATCGTTCTCGGGCAGCGCCATGATGCCTTGTGGGTTAGTTGCCATGGTAATTCCTTGCGCAAAGAGGGTAAGGGGATCGTATCATTTTAAGACGATGGAAGAGCGGAGACAAACGAGAGAGTCGCCACAACCGATTGGGTTGATGGTTTGGTGGGTGTGCCAGATGCGGCGAGGTGCTGGATGCTCACAGCAGCATTGGGTACAGACCAATAGATTTCAATGTAATCATTTTCAGCCATGCTCAAGAAATAGTTCCACCCAACAATTGTGTGTCCATCTGTTCCAGCGTGTCTGTTGGGGATAGATACAAATCCTGTTGACCCTGGAATGTCCACGCCGTTTTGCCGCAACCAGATGTAAACATCCTGAAAAGCCGTGTCTGTGTTTTGGAACTGAGCAGAGAATTGGAGGTTATATATCCCAGCGTTTTCCACTGTGATCTTGGATGAACTGATGCTGACCCCGTTGGCAAAGTCAGTGGTGTTCAGCGTCATCAAAGTGGCTGTATTGATCGTGGCGGTTTGATCTGCGTCAGATGAAAATGCCCCGTAGGGGAAGTTGATGAACTTGCCCCCGGTTGGGTCCAATAGGTTCCCAAACGTGCTGTCAATCTGGTTGAAGTACAAACGCAAGATGTTGCGGAACTTGTCCTCATCCGACTTCAGGTATTGGTTGGTGGAGACAGGAAGCGCAGGCGCTCTGAACTTGCGCAGGAACCGGGTAATGATGGATGCCATCAGCGTCTGCCGTCTATCCGAATGTCAAGGCGGGGCGAGCCTGCTTGCCATTGAACGCCCAGAGCGGTAGAGCGGTACTCCATTGCCATCTGACGACCGCGCACCCGGATGTACACCTGTCCGGTAAATTCCTCGATCGGTACGGAAGCAGTGCTGGTAATGGAAGCGTTTCCTGACCCACCTATTGACACAGGGACGTTGTACCCAGAGCCTGAGTTTTGCATAGGCTTCAGATACATCGTGATTTGAGGGCTTGCGGCTGTTGAACCAAAGAATTTAATGTCTGGCAGTACCCGCCAAACAAAACCAAAGCGGTCGCCGTCATCTACGTCAAACTCAGCGGACGTGATGAAGGACTCAATTGCCACCGCCGTGCCCGTAGTGTTGTCGTCCACTCCAAGTTCGTGATCCACAATGTTTTGGGAGTATGTGGCAGCAATTGGGTAGTCACTCAAACCAGAATCCAACCACGCTGTACGGGCCAGAGAGCCGTAGTACCAGCAGCCTTGACCCTGGTTTTCCATGTAATTAAAGATTACATAGCTGTCCACCGTGGTGCTTGTGCCAGAGCAATAGAACCACCAGACTTCGTTGAAGCCTTCGTTTGTTCCAGCAAACACTTGGTCAAACTGCGACTTGTTGATGTTCTCAAAAACGTACTGCCGCAAATCGCAATTGAGCGTCTTGACCGTGCCGTCATACATGTAGAACTTGTCAACGCCCATCCAAAACGTCACGCCAGAGGCCAAAACTGCTGCGTTTTGGCTGGCAATTGAGATGTTGTCCCCCAGCAGTTGAGAGCCCCAGACATAGGGTGGGCCCAAGTACTGAAGCGAGTACAAAGAAGAATCTGTCCACGTCAATATCTCTTGGCGAGTCTGTAAGGCCGTGATGATCTCGGACCCGTGAGACAAGCGGATGCTGCCCGCTTGGTTGGTTGCAGCAGGGGTCCATTGGGCAACGGATTCCTGATCGGACCAGCGCACCAGCATGGGGTCCTGCGTGGTAGAGCCAATGTCATTGGCTCCAAAGGCAAAGACAAACCGGCTTGTGTCGGACACCAGAATGGAGTTTTGGATGACTGGGCAATCTGAGGCCCCCGCCAAGCTGGCGATGTTTATACCCCTGACGGAGACAGAGTGTGTTCCTGATTGAGCTCCGCTGGTGATGATGTTTGCCCCGCCAAAGGTGGCGGTCAGGTTGCAAGTTGCACCAGAGGAATTGGCAACGTAATAGACGGTGCCCACAGACAGGCCCGTGGGCAGCGCACCGGTGGTGGTGAGCTGGATGGCTGTGCCATTAGGGAGGCTGCTCAGGGAAGCAAAAGTGACCACCGCCGGGTTTGCAATGGTCACAGTGAAGTTGGACGCAGCCACGCCAAGGTTGGCGTTCCAATAATAGATAGCCCCGACCCGTGGACCAAAGATCAGGTCCTGCCCAAAGTTGTTCTGGCTCCACAGACGCAAGGCATCAGACTGGCCTTGGCCGTTGCCCCAACTGCCATAGCCCCAAGGACCGGTGCCCCACCCTGTTAGCGGAACAGTGAATGATGGTCCTGTTTTGATTTGGTACTGAGCGATGACTGTCCCGCCGTTTCCTGTGTCAGAGGCGTTGGCGGTGGCCGATACCGTGATGGTGTAGGTGTCCACAGTCAGGACGGTGACTTGAAACTCGCCTGTCAGAACGGCTGCCGTGATGTTTCCGCCAAGGCTGGTTATACCTGCGCCACTGAAAGTTACAAAATCGTTTGTAATGCACCCATGGGCCACGTCCGTGACGGTGACGGTGGTCGAACCGGTGGAGGCAGCGAAGGGTCCCGTGAGCGTGGCTGTTTCACGAATGGGGGTAATGTCGTTGTACACCCCGCCCCGCTCCACATAGAACTTCAGGTTTGTGCCCACCCCAAGCAGGTTTAGGCTGGACAGCGTCACCCAGTTCCACAGGGAACGAGCGTAGCCCAGAAATGTGGAGGTAGAAATCTGCTGCCAGCCGCCAATCTTCTCAGGCGTGCCCATGCGAAAGCGAACTTTGTCGCAGTCATACCACCCGTTCTCATTGGTGTAGCGGGTGTTTTCCTTGTTTACACCGGGCCTGAGTTGAATTTTTTTGAGTGGCATGGTCTACCTTATGACAAGAACATGGCTCGTTCATCGATACGCCGATTTTGCAGCCCTTTGAGTATTTTCCCACCAGCCATGCAATACTTCAAGAGCTCTTCCGCAGCACCCGCTTTATCGCCCCGAAGCAGCTTTTGACGAAGCGTTGAACGCTGGAGTGTTCCAAGACCGACATTGAAACTAAAGCTAACAAGGCTATCAAACATACCTTGTGTAAGGGGAACGGGGCAGAACTGAGCCACTCCACGCTCAAACCTTGCAAGATCGCTTCTGAGAATCCCATCTACTTCGTCCTTTGAAAACGTGCGGCTATCTTCTGGCCGAAGCTGGTAAGCCCCTCTTTGATCCATTGGTAGCTTGCCTTGATCTGGGTAAAGAACATGACCTACTCCTATTGTCCAAAGCTGTGCTGGGCAGCGATATGGCTTGTACCGCACCCCTTCATGGTGACAGATGACCTTGATGGCCCCTGGGCTGAGCTTCATTTGCCGAACGCCCTGCCGCCAAAATGGAAGGCAATGATTGAGGCAAACAGAGCCTGGGTTTCATCATCCCACAGTTGGTTTGCCATTTCCGCAAAGCTCACGCTGTTGGTGAAGCCGTGCCAGATCAAGGCACAGTCAATGCCCACCAGAAGCAGGAAGAAGCCGTAGGTAATGACCGGGCGTACCGATGCCCTCAGATTCTTCATCCAGG